GATGCGGGTCAATACAATAAAACTTCTTGCTGATCTATCAGGCAAACCACTAACTCCGACTTCTGAACATCAGAACGAGGCGTATGAATTGGCTAGACAGATGACCATGGATCCCAAACTGCGCCCCGACTACGCTCGTTATCCCAACGAAGTGATGGCGTACCTTGCCGGAATGGTCTCCCAATCCAACTGCATGCTGGTGGAGGAGTTATCAGACCTCAAATTGTACGTAGTTAATAAACTTATACATGAAGTAGAGCACGCCGGTACCTCCAAAGACCGCATTGCTGCCCTAAAAAGTCTGGGTGAAGTGGACGGAGTGGACGCTTTTAAGAAGCGTTCTGAGGTCACGATGCAGATTAAACCCCTTCAAGAAGTTGAAAAGGAGTTGCTGAGCATCCTCGACGGAGTGGAGTACTCTGTTACAGACGCTCCAGAGATAGAACCTAGTGCAGAATAATTCTTTTACACCAACTCTGACTCAAAATGACCTCGCAAGGCTGCGGGCAGCGTTGCCAACGCTGCCCGAGAAGCAAAAACGCAAGGCTGCGGCCCTCTTAAAGCAGTACCAGTCGCAGTTGATGAAGCAAAAGGGGGTCAATTCCTTCTTAGACTTCATCCAGCACGTCTACCCGGGCTACAAAGTTGGCCCACATCACCGAAGATTGGCGAAGATCTTCGAAGATATTGCAAATGGGGTGAAAAAACGGGTGATCGTGAACATTGCCCCCCGCCATGGCAAGTCAGAGATGATCTCCTACCTAGCTCCGGCATGGTTCTTGGGCAAATTTCCGCACAAAAAGGTCATCATGGCCTCCCATACTGCCGATCTGGCAGTTAACTTTGGTCGACGGGTCCGAAACCTTGTAGGAAGTGAGCCATACCATGATATTTTCCCAGACGTTGAGCTCCAAGCTGACTCGAAGTCTGCTTCTCGTTGGGGGACTAACTCTAACGGTGAGTATTTTGCTATTGGCGTGGGTGGCGCTCTTGCTGGACGCGGCGCTGACCTTTTTATCATTGATGATCCGCACTCTGAGCAGGATGCCAAGCAGAATCGTGCGGATGTGTTTGAACCGGCGTGGGAGTGGTTCCAGTCAGGCCCGTTACAGCGACTGATGCCCGGTGGCGCGATCATTGTGGTGATGACTCGCTGGTCTAAGTTGGACCTGACGGGGCAGCTAATCAACCACATGACCAAGAACGACGATGCCGACCAGTGGGAAGTGGTGGAGTTCCCCGCCATCCTCAACGAGAAGCCGTTATGGCCAGATTTCTGGTCAATTGATGAGCTTTTGTCCAAAAAAGCAGGCATGGACCCTCGGTATTGGCAGGCCCAGTACATGCAGGAGCCCACGGCAGAAGAGGGGGCACTGCTCAAACGCGAGTGGTGGCAGGTTTGGGAGGAGGATGACCCGCCCAACTGTCAGTTCATTATCATGGCGCTAGACGCCGCCCAAGAAGCTAACAACCGTGCCGACTACAACGCCCTGACAACGTGGGGGATCTTCTTCAATGAGGAGACACAATCCCACAACATCATCTTATTGAACGCCATCAAGAAACGCCTTGAGTTCCCAGACCTTAAAGCTTTAGTATTGGAGGAGTATAAAGAGTGGGAGCCTGACAGTTTCATCGTTGAGAAGAAGTCCAACGGTGCTGCGCTCTACCAAGAGATGCGGCGCATGGGCATACCAATCAGCGAGTTCACCCCCGGTAAGGGGCAGGACAAGATCTCCCGAGTCAATTCAGTCTCTGATCTGTTTAGTTCCGGCATTGTCTGGGCCCCCGATATGAGGTGGGCTATGGAAGTTATAGAAGAGTGTAACGACTTTCCCGCAGGGCGCAACGACGACTTGGTGGATAGTATGACACTTGCCCTGATGCGGTTTCGGCAGGGTGGCTTCTTGAAGCTCCCGTCAGATGAGCCCGAGCCGGTGAAGATATTTAAGCAGCATCGCAATCGCATGCAGGGGTACTACTGATGGCAATCGACAAGTCTCTCTACGAAGCCCCGCAGGGTATGGACGAGGCTGGACCGGGTGTCCAGATTGAGATTGAAGACCCCGAGGCCGTACGCATCGGCATCGATGGCATGATGATTGAGCTAGGCAAAGATGAGCCTCGTGCAGAGGACTTCGATGACAACCTTGCGGAGTTTATGAGTGAGTCAGACTTGCAGAGTTTGGCCTCCGACTTGCTGGCTGACTACGACGCGGATATCTCCTCGCGCAAGGACTGGCTTGACACCTACGTCAAGGGTTTGCAGTTGCTGGGCCTCAAGTATGACGAGCGCACAGAGCCGTGGCCCGGTGCATGCGGTGTGTATCACCCGTTGCTGATGGAGAGCGCGGTCAAGTTCCAGTCTGAAGCGATCATGGAGACTTTCCCCGCCGCAGGTCCGGTCAAGGCCAAGATCATTGGTAAGGAGACCACGGAGAAGAAAGAGTCTGCCGTCCGCGTTCAGGACGACATGAACTACGAGCTCACCGAGGTGATGAAGGAGTACCGCCCCGAGCATGAGCGGTTGCTGCTCAGCCTTGCGCTGTCGGGCAATGCGTTTAAGAAGATCTACTTCGACCCTTCATTGGACCGTCAGACAGCGGTGTACATCGCTGCTGAAGACATTGTTGTGCCCTATGGTGCGATGAACCTTGAGTCGGCAGATCGTGTTACGCATCGCATGCGTAAGACCAAGCATGAGCTGGAGCGGCTGCAATACGCAGGCTTTTACCGTGACATCGACCTTGGCGAGCCCATGCGGGTCATGGACGAGGTGGAGAAGCAGAAGGCCGTGGATCAGGGCTTCACAAGCTCAATTGATGATCGGTTCCAACTACTTGAGATGCACGTCAATGTCGATCTGCCCAAGTACCCGGACGTTGATAAGGACAACAATGAGACCGGCCTTGCGCTGCCCTATGTTGTAACGATTGAGAAAGGCACCGGCACTGTTCTTGCCGTACGCCGTAACTGGAAAGAAGATGACGATCTCAAAGCCCGACGCCAGCACTTTGTGCACTACGGGTACATCCCCGGCTTCGGCTTTTACTACTTTGGCCTCATCCACCTCATCGGTGGGCACGCCCGAGCCGCCACCAGCCTTCTTCGTCAACTTGTCGATGCAGGAACTCTTAGCAATTTGCCGGGTGGTCTCAAGTCACGCGGCCTGCGTATCAAAGGAGACGACACCCCTATCTCCCCCGGAGAGTGGCGCGACGTAGATGTGCCCAGCGGTGCAATCCGCGACAACATCCTGCCCCTGCCGTACAAGGAGCCTAGCCAGACTCTTTCCATGTTGATG